GAACGCTACAGGAACAGATGTTTCATATCAATTCTGGTTTAATGATACATCAAACAATCGAGGCACTACTGGTCTGCAAACATTCCGAATTTGGGGAGTGGAGTGGCGGACTTTTGGATTTCCCAACGCTACAATAATGGCAAGTGGTTATGTTATCGGCGATGGCGACAACGATGGGTTAAATGAACTTTTCTCTCCTTATGGCACTCTCCTTTCAAAACGGGATTGGACGGGAACAACTTATTCTTATTCCTCTGCTAAAACATTTGAATCACGAGTTTCGGGGTGTGACATCTGCGACAGTAATGGGGATGGACAGAACGAAGTAGTCGTCATGCTTGCAGGACATTATGTTTATGTCTTAAATTGGACGGCAGAGCCACCTACGACATTATGGAGTAAAAGTTACACTGCTCTTATAGGATATGACATTCTAGGTGCAGATGTTAATGGAGACGGCATTGACGACTTAATTCTTTCTTTCGACCAATATGGTTTTCCAAACAATCCAGAATTAATGGTGTTAATTTGGAATAACACATCGCAAAACTATGACGAATACCCATATAATCATCCAGATAACAGACTGAACCCCGCGGCAACGGTTGGCGACGTAGACCAAGATGGTAAAAAAGAGATAATAGCAGGAATGTATATAACAGGAAACCCTCAATTGTGCGTGTTGGAATGGAACGGGACTGGAATACAACTTGAATGGAACATCACGCTTGAAAGTGCGGTTTATGGAGTTTGGATAGGCGACAACGATTCTGACCAGTATCTTGAATTTAGTGTTGCTGTAGATCCAATATCTGTCGGTGGCGAACTTTATAATCAATCTGTTTACATCTTTGGTTGGAACGGTTCTGCTTATGTCCAAGAAGCAAAAATCACGGTGCAAGATGAAAGTCTTTGTGGAATTGCTGAAGCATTAACAGTTAATGACATTGATAATGATTATATTATGGAGACTGTGTTCATATCAAATAAAATCTATGTTTTTTACTGGAACGGAACTAAGTATGTCCAAAAGAATTATTCTCCCATCGAACTGCCAGCCGAAGGATGGGCACACATATTTTGGGGTTACTGGTTTACTCCGATGTGCCAAATAGGTGATACTGATAATGATGGTAAAAGTGAACTTTATACAAATAACTATGAAGACGAGTGTTTCATCTATATCTGGAGCCTGCCTTACTTTCAGTCAATAACTCATTTAATAGTGGGCTGGAACAATTTTGCCCCTTGGAATGTAGATGTCGGAAAAACGCTCGGACAAGTGAATATGTCGTTGAACATTGATGCCATAAACTGGACAACGTTCTCACTTGAATATGCGAATGGCACAAGATATGTCTTTGTTTATGGTTACAGTTATAATGCCGACATTCAAGTTCAAAGCACAAATGACAGATTCTACATCTATTGCAATGAAGCAGACAACTGGTATCACATATATACATAAGGTGATAAAATGCCGCAAAACCCCTATGTAATCTACGGAAAAATCAAGAAGGACGGCGTGTTGCAGAGCACTGTAGATGTAACTATAAAGAATGTCACTAAAAATCAAGAATACACAATCAAGACGAATGCGGTCGGCGAATACGCGATTGATTTGGGTGATACAACAAAATACTCAAGTGGCTATGCAGACGGAAATTCAATTCAAATTTCATCCTTAGGAGTGTCCAAAACCACAACAATTAATTTGACTACCTATCCTTGGGGAATACAGGTACACATTATACTATTAATACGGTCTGCTGTTGCAACTATGGTAACAGTAGGAAGTGTGATTCGATCTACCAGTCTTGCTCGACTAGTACCTGCAACTGTTGGTTTGGTAGGAAGTGGTGGTAGAACTTTAGGCGGTTTTCGGGCAGTAAGTTCATCTTTTGCTTCTGTTGCAGGTACAGCAAGAACGCTGCTTCTAACTCGTATAAAGACTGCAGCTTTAGCACTAGATAGTTCTGCTCTTAGAAGAATGCTAGCTACTAGAGCAAAGGCAGTAACAGTGGGATTAGCTGGTGCTACATGGCGTCTTCGAAACCCTTTACGATATAATTCGGCATCAGTTAGTTTCGTTGCGACTACAAAGCGATTAACTAATTTGCTACGATCAGCAGTTGGTACCTTCACAACTGTTGGTAATACAGCTCGACAAATCGTATCTACTAGACTTATTTCTAGTGCTCTCAATTTCACTAGTGCGGCTGTGCGTATACAAAGTTCTGTACGAAAGATAGCCGAAACAGTCTCTATGATAGGAAGTACAATGCGGACTACTGCGATGTCTAGACTTTTAGCAAGCAGTATTGCGATAGCTGGAACAGCTAGAAGAATACCGAATTTCCTTGCAAAAGTAAGTAGTTCTTTCACCCTAGCAGGTATTGCAAAAAGCTTCCGGGTACCGAAGGAGTTCTTGCGGTATGCTGTGGCTACTTTCGTACTTTTGGGATCAACGATAAGGACAAAAGTCGCTTACAGACTTCGAAGTGCAACATTATCAGTTGCGAGTGCCACCAAAAGGCTCGTTTACTTCACTCGAATTAAAAGCAGTTCAATAACAGTAATTGGAAACGCCATCCGAAACGCTGTCTGCACTCGTATTAAGACAGCCACCATATCAATGGTAGGAAACGTGGCACGACAAACAGTTCGGGTAAGACTTGCTGCGGTTGCTATAGCAATTACTGGTACAGCACATAGAGTGACGAATGACTTTAGAACGGTAACAGCGACTGTTACTATTGCTGCTACAAGTTTGCGAAGACTTCTGATGATACGGATGAAGTCAGCAACAGTTGGTGTAGTGGGTAGTGCATTAGGGGTAAGAGCGTTCTTCAGAAATGCAGCCGCTGAAATACATACGATTGTGTCTACGGTTAAAAAAGTAATATTCTTACGAACTAAAAGTGCATCAATTACTGTTATTGGATATGCTATTCGTTCGATAGTGGTAACAAGATTTGCTTCTGCTGCAGTCACAATTTTAGCTATTGCAAATGTACTATCCGGATTGTTTGCTATAGCATCAGCAACGCTACATATAGTAGGAAATACAACACGACATGCTGTATTGATAAGGTTTGCTACGGTTACTATAGCAATTACCAGCGTGGTTTCCAGAGTAAAAGATAGCTTCAGAACAGTGATTGCAGCAATCACTGTTTCAGCAGTTGCATCAGCAATTTCAGGATTATATGCCATAGCATCAGCAACATTGGGTTTGGTAGGAACTGCAACACGCAGAGTCGTTTTAGCAAGATTAACAGCTGCTGCAGTTACAATAGTAGGAGCAGCGTCGCGAATGATAGCGATTTTTAGGAAAGCAACTAGCACGATAACTACTATCGGTACAACTATGCGGAAGGTAATTGCAACGCGAGTTAAATCAGCAAGTATGACAGTGACAGGTACCACAAAAAAGATAATAGTCTTCACACGATCCGTAGCATCTAATATAACTCTCATGGGTCTTTCAACTCGGATTATTAACGTTATCAGAAAGGCTACAGGAGCATTTACTTCCACAGCTACCGTTGTTATTCTTAAAGGAAGAGAAGTTATAGTTGCTGTAGCTGCAACTCTCAATATAATCGCAATGGCGACAAGAAGAGTTGTACTAACGAGGTTCAGTAGTGCGGTAGTAGGTATAAACTCAACTGCATGGAGGATTGTAGTGCTTACTCGTTTTGCAGTTGCAACTATTTCGGCTTCAGCAGTATCCTGGTTTGGTAAAGCGGCTCTCATTGCGATGACCAGGATATTAGAACTAGCTAACCGGACACTAACTGTTGAGTTGACTGATAAAGTCCTTGAATTAAAACTGGTTAAGAAAATTCTCAAAGTCATAAGGAGGAATTGAAATGAGTTTTGAAATAGTAAAAGGAGACTATGGTAGAGGATATGCTGGCGTTGTCAAAGATATCAACTATAGTGATTGTACAGGCAAAATCTACGTATGGAACAAGGCTAGAACTGCAAAAATTATCGACGGTAAAGACTGCATTGTCACTTATGTAAGTCCGGACACTCACATAACCTTTGTACCTGCACTAAATGACTTCAATATTGACGCTGGTACCTACTATGGTATGTTTGTGTTCTTGAAGAGTGGAGTCTTGGAACACACATTAGAGTTTGTTTGGCAAGTAATGGAAAAGGAGCCAGTAGTGGCATAGGAGGGATGACATGACAATATCGATAGCTGCGGTTAGAGAGTATTTGGATAATCTATCAAAAGATAGGGTGTTTGATGAAGTTATTCAGAGGTGGATTGAATTAGCGACTGCACAGGTAGATGCTGAAAAGTCGGAAATTGCACCAGCAACAACGGTTGATAATGCTATACTTGCAATTGCTGGTCACAAAGTGTACTTAGCGTACGCGTCTAAATACGAGAGGACTGCTGGTGGTTTGCCAGCTCCAATACTAATGAATCTAGCAATCTATGAAAGGTTCGCTGATTACTTCCTGGGATTGGCAATGAGGGGAACAGTCGGTACCAGACCAATTATCGGAGCAGCTAAATCATTGATTACTGAAGTGCGCGATGGGAACTACGAACTCTAAAGGTTAAACAGGTAAACCATAAAATATATAAGCAAGAACGCACTATAATAGAATGGAGTGTCTGAGGATGAGTGCCCGGTTCACGTTGAGTGTGAGTGGAAACATACGGTGGACTAAGGTGAAGCCGAGTTCTTTTATACCGACTGTGATTAGTAGGGTTATCACAGAAGCCAACCGGTTAAATACTGAAATCACTCCCAAAGGTGCAACCGGTGAACTCCAGAACTCTTTTAGAGCAGAGCAAACTGAAAGAACTGTAAGATTTTACTGGGACGCTCCTTATGCAAGATTTGTTGATAAAGGTACTCAGGAAAGTCCTGGTCGATACGTACCAATATTAGGTAAGAGGTTAGTTTCTACAAAAAGACGAATTGGTACTCATCCTGGAATCAAGGCCCAACACTTTAGCCAGAAGATGGCAACTGCATTAAGGGAAGTTATGGTTCAATCCACAGTCGATGAAGTTAGGAGGTCCTTCCGATGACCTGGTACGATGATTACGTAGCAATTTGGGATGCACTAGTTGCCCTTGTTCGAGAACTTACTAATGCAGATTCCACTCACGTATTTGCAGAAGAGAATGTTTTCTACGGTGAAAAATACCCACCAGACAACTACCCCAGTTGCTACGTATGCTCTATGCCCATATCTGTAGTACCAGTAACTTTTCTACAAAGTTCCCACACTTACACATTTGAATTTGGTGTAGTTACCACAAACCCAGAAACAAAACAAGGCTACTTAGATGCATTTGAGTTAATTGGAAAAATCTACGACGCACTAGTTGCTGACCGACATCTTGGTGGTAAAGTCTGCGACCTTGAACCCACACTGATTATACCAAATTGGAGAGGATTGGGTAGTGGTGTTGAAGGGTTTTGGGTAGGCCTACAAGTCAAACTCACAAAAATAAGAGCGTGAGAACAGTGAAGGTAAAATATATCGGAAACTATGAGGGAACAGTTCCTTGGTGTGGGCTACATGTGGTACCCAACGAGGTGAAAGACGTTCCCGATGATATCGGAAAGCAGCTTCTAACAACAGGTCAGTTTGAAGAAGTACAAGAGGAGGTGAAACATATTGCCAAGACATCTAGCAATTGCTGACGAAACCATATTTGGAACTCCAGTAACGCCACCGACCACGTTCCTTGATGTAAGATCGATAGGCTTGCATCCAGAGAGAGAGTTCATTAGTGCACCCAGTATGATCTATTCTGGTCCACAATATATGGCTCCTGGACAGTATAAATGTTTAGGTGACATTGCAATGTGGGCGTCAGCTGACAACTTGATGAAACTGTTTAAACACCTGTTTGGTGGAACGCCATCTTCAACACAAGACGGAACTACAGGAAACTACGCGCATGTTTTCACACCCTCTGATACACTGAAATTTGGAACATACTACAAAGTCCCTGACGTATGTGCGGTGGTAACAAGTGCCCAACAGTTTATAAGCTGTATACCTATAAGTATGCGTATTGAAGCTCGAACCGGTGATCCAGTAAGCGCGACGTTCAGTATGCTTGGACAGAAGGACGCAAAGGTCTCGGCGACTGCTTTAGGCACAGTTAGTACAGTTCGACCGTTCTTCGCAATTGATGGAAAGCTCTATTGGGCTCAACCAGGCCAAACCCCCGAAATAACAAACGTCGATTCAATTAGCTTGACCTATGCAAGAAAGATACCAGACGACATGTACGCAATGACTGACTATCTACTTAAATGCTTTGTGCCAGGTGAAGGAACTTTGGAAGGTGAAATGGACCTATTATTCTCCGATTGGGACGCACATGGATACTTCTGGACAGGCGTTTCAAGTGGCGCAGCACCAATACAAGCTCCTGTATCAGTTGCACTGGATCTTGATCTCAACGGTGATGCCTTACCAACACCAGCTATACTCCTGAAATACCGTTGCCGTATACTATGTCCAAACATAGTTCTGACTGCAGTCGATGCACCAGTTGAACTGCGTAATAAAATCATGCAAACAGTAAGCTTCAAAGGCTATCGTGGAACCGTTTCGGGTGGTACCCATCTGTTGTCTGCAACTCTACAAAACAGAATCACAACACCATAAGGAGGTGAGAAATTGGAACCAACAAAAGCCAGTGAACTAGTCAAAAAAGTTATCAAGTTAGTGGAATGCAAATCAGGCAACGTCTATAAGATCCGTAAAATGCCCCTTGCAGTAATGGCAGGGTTCTTTAATTCAATTGAACTTAAATTGAGCCAAGATATGGAAACGATGCAGACCAGTCTAAAGGAGCAGTTATCAGACCCAGCGAAGACAGAGAAACTTATCCTTGCTATGCGGGGAGTGTTACCACAATGCATTCTGGAACCAAAGGTTTCTAGTACTGAACCTTCCACTGATGCAGCTATCAACGTAGATGATATTCCCATCGAGGACCAATTCGAACTGTTCGGAGTTATCACTGATTTCTCCGGAATTTCCGCCGAAGCACTAAAAAAAACGAATACTTCGCTAAAAGTCTGATAGGTAAACAAGTTAGAGCTGTTGCCTTAGCTACTGGAAAAAGACCGTGCGAGATTGCTGAATTTAAGGGGTCTGCCGCTGAGAAACTTTTCTTCGACATTGCTGTTCTAGGGGAAACAAAGAAGTCGAGAAGTGTTAGGAGTAAAATAGAAGAGGATGAGTATGGCTGAAGAGAAATTGAGTCTTATTCTTGAGTGGATAGAGCGTAACCCAGAAAAATATGCGACGGTACAAAAGAAACTCGAGAAACTCAATACACAGTATGAGGCTATGAAGAAAACGCTGATTGATTACAATAAGCCGTTTGAGCAGCAAGCTAAGCAGTATGAGGTTGCGAAGGAAGTCATCGCTGACTATTATACAAAAATGATGCGTAGTGATCCAGCTTTTAGGATGCTTACTGATGCACAAAAGGCACAACAAAAACAGTTAATGGAAGGAGTAACAAAGTGGGCGATTGCAGGGAAACACATCGATGGGTTTGGTAGAAAGGTTGGTTTTACGGGTTTCATTGTAACCTTTAGCATACAAAGGATGATACGGACTGTTGCACAGTTCATCAAGTATTTCACCGATGCAATTAAGGTTACTGCTGACTGGCCGGATAAATTGATGGATGCAGCGTATGCACTAGCACTGTTGGAGTATCAGGGACTAGCAACAGCTGATACTCACAAGCTTTTATCTGATACTATGAACAAACTGGTTACCCAAGGACCACGTGTGGAAGCACTTTGGTTAGGATTACAGGCAGTTTGGACTAGTATCCAAGTTTCACTTGCAACAGCGTTAATACCAGCTCTTACAGCTGTTTTAAATGAACTCTCTGCATTTATTGTAACACGGGAAGCACAGGTGGCTCTAGCTAACCTTGCAAATGCTATAGGAGGGCTATTCATTGCACTGGCTAAAATAGCACCAATAATAATTCAGGCTGTAACCTTTTTCGCACAACTTTTAACCACTATGGGACCATTTCTACCAATTCTTATTCCGTTAGTTGGCGCACTAATGCTGCTTGGTATGGTGTGTTCAGTATTAGGTCCAATTTTCACAGTGCTTGGTGCTACAATCAAGATATTAGTAAAGATTAAGACTTGGTGGCTTAAAATGACCCAGTTGAATGCCGTTGCAATGCACCAATTGAAGATGTCTATTATTACCACCATATCGACACTGGTAATACTTGGAGTCATTTTGTGGGGACTTTCACGGGCAGCAGAAGCTTCTGCAACAGATATATCCAAGAGTTGGGATAAACTATCAACATCAGCAACGAAGATGGAATGGAAAATCACAGATGCTACTGGTAATTTACTGTATAGTATTGATACCTTGACTGGTGATGTCAGTGATAGTACAGGTACAATCGTCGGACATTATGACTCAATGTCTGGCACGATAATAAGCACAAACGGTACTCTAATGGGTTCGATAGATGATGTTACTGGTAAGTTCTATGGTATGGATGGTTCAGTTGGTGATGTTGATAAAAGTACGGGTGATTTGGCTGGTGCTGTAGGTGGACTTGCAGGTTCTATGAGTGGTTTAGACGAGTCGGTTTCTGGATTAAATAACTCAATGAACTCACTATATACTGTAATGGGACTTCTTGCTGGAGTTCAGATATTAGGAGTATTATCGCAACTTGCTCAGTTAGTTGGACTTGGGGCTGGTGTTGTTGGATTGACGACTGCATTAGGAGGATTGACAACTGCGTTAGGAGGAGTTCTTGCTTTACCCCTTGTGGTTGCTGTTACAGCACCTGAACAATTAATACCTAAGGGAATGATTGAGAATCTTCAGAAAGGGTGGGAAGTGCAAATGAAAAGACCATGGTGGTCATGGATTCCTTTTGCTTGGGATATTGCTAAGGCTGTAGGAGCTGTTGAAGAGGTTCCTGGTGGTCAGTTTGGTATTCCAAGAGTTCCCAGAACAGGACCCTATTGGTTAGAGAGGGGAGAAAAAGTATCATCAACGCGGATGTACGGACCAACTGAAGAAGAACCTGTTACTACCATAGTTACAACGACTCCACAAATGATCTCTATTACCAACTACTTTGACATTGGCACACTTAGTACTGAACTAGATGCCGAAAAATTAGGCGATATAGTAAATAGGAGAATTGCAGAAGGAATTAGGAGGAAACGTTCATGAGTTTTGTTATAGGGGCAGTTACACTTCCACAATTTCCACACAGGATAAGAGAGAAGAATCCATCAGAGACTAAGGCTCGTGCACTACCGGGTGATGTATTACCACTGGTGATTTCGCCTGGAAAAGGATTGAGGTCACTTGAACTAGAAGCGTATCTTTATTCCCCTGGCTTGACTAATGCACAATTGTTATCCGCCTACATCACTCCACTCCGAAATCTGGTTCATAAAAAAGTAACTGTAACCTCACCAGATGCTATTTACAACGGAGACTACATATTGGATTCGTTCGACCCCGAACCAATAGTACCTGGGGTATTCAAAATAACCATAAAGCTCATTCAGGGATCGCAAATGCAGGTGTATTAAGATGGGTTGGATTATTAAAATCGATACAGTCACCTATGCAGATGCCGTGTTTGATCATATTGAGGAAAATCTGAACGGACATTTGGAAGCAGCGTTTACTTTACCGAATACTGTAACAAATCGAACACTAGTTAATACCGACCATGACGTTGAGATTTTGTATGATACCTCATCAGAGTTCAAAGGTAAGTTGAGAGCACCAGAATTCCAACAATCTGGATTACTATGTAAGTGTTATCAAACTTGCCTAGAACAGATGCAACGAAGAGTGCATTCGGGTAACTACCCTGATATTGCACCAAATGTTGTTTTGCAGGCTATTGCTAGTAGTGCTGGTGTCCTCGGTGGTGTTTGCCCTACTACTCCCCTCATATCAGTTAGATATGACAAAGCTTACTGCTATGATGCTGCCCGATATGTTGCCTGGGTGTTAGGTAAGGATCTCTATCCGGACTTTTCTGGAGCTAGCCCAAGAATCAACATAGGCACTGCTGGAACCGGCTATCCAGCTGGTCGTGGAGTTCTCCAGTATCTTACTGTTCCAAAGCGTACAAAAGATAGAGCAAAAAAGAGAGACAAAGTTTATGTGCGAGGATTAGATACTTCCGGATTACCTTTAGTTGGCGAGGCTGGTACTGGTATCGAGGTAGCTGTGTTTACTGATAGAACCTGTACTAGTCAAGTAACAATAAATGCGTTAGCTGCCAAATACCTTGCCGACTTGAACACTGAGGCATCTGGTTGTGTGGTTCCAGTTGCTTTAGAGTCGCCTGTAGTAGTACCTGCATACGTTCAAGGTTATGATATACATGCTGGAGATTACGTTATTTTAACGTGTGCTGAATTAGATTATAGTTCAACAGTAGTTCGAGTTAAAAAAGTTACCAAGACTCTTCTTGATGTAACGGTTGAAGTAGAGAGAGCGGAAATGCTGCTAGATGACTATCTTGAGGCAGTTGAGCAATGGGAATCGTTAGGTATTTACGGTCCAACTGCCCAGCCAGATATTGATCCAGTTACTCCGAGTGGGTTTGGGACCGATGATGTAGTTCCAGCATCAATCCAGAACGCAGATGGTACGTTCGTGACATTGTTTGCTGTCACAGTACATCGTGTTGCTGGTATGTCTGGTTACAAGGTACGTTGGCAGAAGCAGGGGGAGAGTGTATGGAACTACGTTGAAGTCGAACAACCACTATCTGGTGATGCTGTACTTTATACTGGTCCTGTTGCAATGGGTACTACCTATGATTTGCAGGTGGCATCATATAATAGAGACGCGAAAGTATCTGCATATACTGCTTCGGTAGCAAAAACAGCAACTACAGATACAACTGCTACATCCGTGCCAACGGGTGTAGCTGCTACAACTTCTGGTCTTGTAAGAGCAATTAAGGTTTCTTGGACAGCAGTTACAAGTGCTGATTTGAAAGGTTACAAAGTTTACAGGAATACAACAAACACTCCTGGAACTGCAACTGAGATTGCTAGAACTGGTGCTACGGTCATTATCATAGATACCGATTTAGTGACACCATATTACTTCTGGGTATCGTCATATGATTTCATAGGAAATGAAAGTGCAAAGTCCACATTGGCAACTGGCTGTCCGGTGACAGGACAAAAGGAAGTCATTACAGATGTAACTGATGTTGCTCCTGCAGTGCCCGTAATTACGTGTGCTGCAAAAGAGATTGACACTGCAGCAGAACATAGAACGTGGTTGCAAGTTACTATCGCTAGAGTAACTAATGCTGGCGGGTATGTAGTCAGTTACAGAAAGACTGCGGACCCAGAATGGATACATTTCTACGTAGAACAGCCTCCTTCAGGAAATCCCATTGCCGTTACACCAGACCTTGTTGCAAATACAACGTATAATATCCATGCTTGTTCAGTAAGTCAGAAAGGTCAGTCTTCAGCTTGGAGTGACACATTCACATTTATAACTTGTGCTGGAACAACTTTATATAATCAAACTGTTGCAACAACCTGTGAGAACACTACAGCACCTCCAGTGCCTACTGGTTTAGCACCTACTGCAGTTGTTGATGGAGTGCTGTTAGAGTGGAATTCTGTTGCTGCAACTGACCTTTCTCATTACAGAGTGTATTATGGAACAACGAATCCGCCGTTAATAGTTGCTGGACAAGCCTCTCGTCCGTATTATCTTTGGAAGAAGAAAACCACGGAAACATATGTACTGTACTACTTTGCAATCACAGCTGTTGATAGTGCAGGAAATGAATCTGCGAAGTGCACAGCAGTTTCAACCACTCCATTACAAGTGAAGCCAATTGATTTGTCGATTGAAAGTCGCCCGTGGACAGCGGACTTCAAAATGTGGGAAGACTTGACTACACCGACTTACGGCAAGTTGTACTGGTCGGCGAAGGATGGTGCGTCTGATGGCACAGTTAAATTTGCTGATGGTTCGACTCGCACTATTACAAAGAATCTCACTGGAACTTCTTATGTCGTGGGAATCCGTTATTTCTACTGGGATACAGTCGATAATACACTGAAGAATACTACGGATTTTGGAGCCGCAGTTGGAGAAGGCAAAGGATTAATTGTTGTAGTAGATGTTAGAACTGATAGAACATCAACGATTCTGCATTTTGATAGTTATGCGCCAACGATTGGTGCAGGATGTATTGCTGCAAAAACCATTCTTACAGACCATATTAAAGCTGGACAGATAACAACGAGTCTTGTTGTGTCGGGGGATGCAACGTTAGGTATTCGAGCAAGCCAAATAGTGTTAGACGGGTCAGTTTACTTTGTGAATAGTTGGGCAAAGAGTGGTGATGTTACAAAGATTGACGGCGGCAAGATTTCCACTGGCACAGTTCTGTCCGACCAAATTGGCGGTGGACAAGTTGTTGTTTCAAAACTGGGCACAGATGCTTTGGCTCGTATGCTTGATACAGAGACCATTAAGAATACAATACAGAACTGGAGAAGTGGTTTAGACTTAACCTTGATTGATGGCGGAGACATTTACACTGGAAGCGTGCATACTGCACAGATATTATTTGATATTTTGACAAGTGACCCAACGTATGCTGCTGGCAAAATGTGGTGGATAAAAACAGCAACAACAGACCAGTTAAGATTTTCAAGTGGAACAACGCTGGCGGATGTTGCTATTATTCCAAAGTACCCGCTGTTTGACATTCAAGCTCCGCCAGAAAACATGATTCCCAATCAAGCTTTCGAGTTTGACAGAGATGGCGACGGCGTGCCAGATTTTTGGACAAAAAGTTATCAAACAGGAAGCTCCAGTTTTGCTTGGAGTACAGCATATAGCTGGAAAGGACAACATAGTTTGAAACTGCTTTGTGCCGTAGGAGGCTATCTAACGTTTGATTCCGTTTGGATTCCAATATTGCCCAGCAAAACATATTTCTTCGGCGTAGACATTTATGCAGGTACTACTGCAACGCTTGCACATCCTGTTGGCGTTGTAGAATTCTGGAATGCTGATAAATCAGCAGCCGTTGGCAGTATAGCCCTTCCTTACGGTGTTTCTACAGGCTGGAATCATTTATCAGCAGAGGGTACAACTCCTTCAACTGCTAGGTGGGCACTAATTAAATTAGAGCTTTGGAATCCCAGTGTAGTTCTTGTTCTTTACTATGACAACGTGGTTTTAAGTGAAATGCGTGCTGCAGTGCCGACGGCGGGAGTGGTTGCGGCAGCAACAGTAATTGCAGGCAGTTGGATTTCTTGCACTGCAAATGTATGGATAGAAATGATTAGTCTTACTGTTGCTAATGTAGCCATGGAAGTTCTTTTTGCTAACGCCTTAGTTCAACATTTGACGGACACTGTAGCTGGCTATCTACGTCTCAAGAAAGATTCGACGTATTATCCGAGTGTAAATGGTACGTTTATTAGTGGTACTAAATCAGGACAGACGATGATTACGATTCCTGAAAACGTTGCAAATCAAATAGTGAAGCTAGAATACAAAGCATTGAATACGGGGAACTACATGGGCAATCTTAATGTTTGGGGTCACAGTCCACACTCGCACCGCTAGGTGATTATGATGATGTATCCAAATCGGGTTTCACTTTACACTATCGAGCGTATGGCGTGTCTCCCCATACACATAGATAAGATACCATTGGTAGAAAAATGAGCATCCGTGATAAACCATGATAGTTCCTGTTAGAACAAGAATTGCTACGTCTATAAAACAAATAGTAGTGAATACCTCGCCAATTAAATGTACAACTTTAACACCTAAACCAATACTCGCTGCTCCTAAACAACAGTATAGGAATGCTTTGATTAGCAAATTTCGTATTGGATTCACTATCTTCAATACACGTTTAAACTTCTTTCTTAACAATTTATCCCTCCTTCGGAGGTGATTCTGTGAACAAAACGAAAGTAGTAATCATCGTGATAGCAGCAGTGTTCGTGGGGCTGTTTTCCGCTCTCGGATTCAACACCATAGAGTGGATGACACAGAAAAATCAGGAACCCATTTGGTACTTCATGTATCCAAACAAGTGGGGAATGCCTTTCTGGTATGCCTATATGCTGGGCGGTATAATACCACTGTGGAGCGGAGGATTCTTAGCAGGACTCATTGTGGGTATAGTAGTTCCAGTTCTATGGCGTAAAAGAAGAACTGCTTAAGGAGGTGAATTGTATGGCTATTGAGAAAAACCTTAAACAAATGCAATACATGCTAATTGCGATCGTTATTGCTACTGCAGTCATCATTCCGGTATCACTCAAATACTTGTTACCGAAAGTGGCGGGTCTCGACATCAACTACGTAATGACTTTCCTAATCCTACTTGCTGGATCACTCTATTCAATGTACCAGCCGTGGATAAAGAAGCTACGGGACTATAAACAACTTTCTACCGCTGCGATGGAGAAAGGAGCGGTTCCACCAAGTGCAGAGGAGTATTTTAAACACGGACTTGTCTTCAACAAATGGATATATTTGATAAATGGTGCTAGCTTTGTCCTATCGGTAATCATGGTGTTTTACATTCTCGCGTCTAGTTCAGTGATATACGATAACTGGGTTGCTAACATTGTGATAAACTTCAACTACGCAATTGGTCAAGCCGAATTCATTAAGAAATGGGTATTCTAGTGGGTCAGTCTTGATGGCTGATGATGATAGTCAGCAGAGGACACATATTTGTTCTCAAGATGTCTAGAATTCTCCTTCTTTCATTTTTCGTCACCAAACCACTTCAACAATTTTTCAGCTAACTTTATTCTATTGACTTCTATTCCATGTAAGGCAATGTCGAATATTTCCTTTTTAGCCTCATCCAAAATCTTAAAAATATGTTCCGTATCACGCGGTTCTTCTCCTTCTTCTAACAAGAAATCTTCGTATGCAGGAATCAATTGTTTTATTCGTTTTTTGAATTCTCCTTCTACCACACGCTCACCTCCTTATTTACTAGGATTTGTGAATTTAGTCAGGTTAGTAGTCTCAAACTTCCCCACATCTAAGGTAGCCAACCTGCCATTTTGGAAGTTTTTAACCGTTTTCATCTCCAACGCACTTGCTAAATCAAGGTTAAGTTTATTAGCGTAAATGGCCGCAATTATTACTATATCAGCCAATTCTTCCGCGACTTTAATCATATCATTATGGTTAAGTTCAGCTTTCAGCTCAATCAGTTCTTCACATAAGTGCCCATACTCATCGTGATGAGGGTTCGTGCATTTGGCATGTCTAAGGTTTTCCGGCCTGTATATTTTTACGAACTCACTTAGTTTCATATCTTCACCACAAATTTGCCCTGTTTTTAACTTCCGTTAAAGTATTATGCCAAGATGTGTGATGTACCGCCCTATCATCAATTATGAAACATGCTGGTGGTTTGGTTTGTTGAATTTCATCGAACGGTATCTTGTTATCACGAAGTATCTTTTCAATATCCTCTATCGTACGTGAAAGAAAGCCCCGCTCTTTAGTAGTACAACCGGTGTATATGATAATCCTGAAATACTTGCTTAATTCAGTTAATACTTCACGCGCTCCAGGTTGTACTTCATTCTTTGTTTGCTTGGGGTCACATGCTAAACAATTTACTGTAATCGTGTGGTCAAAATCTACGCAAAGGATAGGTCTTTGGTTACCAAACTTCGTCCAATGACTATTTGTCTCTGCAGTTCCATCATTAATAACATTTATCATCCTATTAGGACCTCCAATGGAATCTCCGTCCTCCACTCCTTATTTGTCTTTACTATGGAGTTAGGAATCGTACCAATTAACGCTATATCTTCTTCCGAAGTATCATCAGGTACTGTAATTACGAAACGATTACCCTCTTGTACAACATGATTAGGTATTGGTAACCGTACATCGGCCCCACTAGCAGTCTTCATTTCAACATGTCTACAGGTTTCAACCATCATAACTTGCCTCACAATTTCATCGGGATTAAATCCTGCAATACTCTTATCGATAATCTTTTTTATGAATTCTGCCATGGTCGTATTCTTTGAAATGCACCATAGTTTAAACTGTCTATGTACCTCCTCATCAAGCACTACTTGCAGTGTTTTTGGCATCAATTTCCACCTCCCTTAGTAGTTCTTTATAATAGTGAACGACTAGATTAATACTGCCTATCCCTCGAGCAAAGTTAATATTATCAGACAGTAACCGTATCCTACAAGTGTATTTTGGTTGCCTGCCAGTACCAAGACACTTACTGCAAAGTGGTTCTTTTATATTGTAGAGGGTGGTGGAAGGTTTACCTTTCCCGCTCCCTATACATACTAGACATAACAGAGGATTTGCATTATACCCTTTACACTCAGTGATATGTGTGGGTATCTTACCGCACCGTCTTATGCACAATTTGTTGATAGTAGTGTTTATTTGTGCTAAAGTTAGTGGTAGCTGTCTCGGTTTAACTACCACTTTCTCCTCAAGTTCATCCCACTTTTTTGGCATCTCTTTTCACCCCCACATACCACTTCAATGCTAACACATCCCCCGTTCTTTGTATTCTCCTACTTCTAACCGCTCTGTCAATTATGTCAACTCCTCTAATATAATCAACCCCAAAATCAGCTAGTGCTAGTAAACAATCCGTTATTGTCATCTTTCCGTCTTCATCCTTTAACAACGTTATTATTTGATTAATCTCAGAGTCCAACTTTATCGAACGTCTCCACTGCATTCCCTGTAACATGATTGTTTTTAGTTCCGGTGTCATTCCAACGTTGATTTCTTCGTTAAAATTATTCGTCATTATCGTATACCCTAACGCGATTCTTTCATATAGTGGTTCTTCAAAGTGTAACATTTTGAACTCATCAAAGAATGTGTGAATTGACTTATCAAAGGCTATGCGTCTAACCTTTTTTAACGCTCTACAAAGCTTAATATAAGAGTCACGAATCTCCATCTTCTCTCTAGTATCTGGCATTATGTTTTGGCCTGCTCGTCTCATGGTACGGATAATTGTCTTTTCTTCTTTTGTTGGAATGAACTCTATAAAATAGAATCGACGAGGAAGTCCCGCACTTAAATCGAAACGTGCAGGTTGACTTCCTGTCCATAACGTCACTTGAGTCTGATAAAAGACCTTTCCTCCACCCAACCTTTTCTTCAAAAATCCTCTATCAAGTGAGGTAAGAAGCTGGTTACCAAGAGTTGAAGAGTGAGCTTGTTTTATAATATCAGCAATTATACTAAACTCTTCAATTCCAACAATATTATTCCTATGCTCATAAGCTGCTCCATAAGTCGTCTCCGCAACACCTTCACTACCCCGAACAATTGTTCCTGTCCATGCTGCTTCAGTCATTGACCCTTCAAACCCTATACCAACTCCAACTTTATTTGGCTCCGTGCCAAACCCTTGCTCTTGACAGTCTGCTAGAATACCGAAGTTAGGATCTAACAATTGGAACAATATATATGACTTCATGAAACCTGGAGGCGCTACAATGAACATATGTACTCGTAGGTCGGCAGGAATCTTATGTTCGAAGTAAATGAATCGGGTTTTGTTTTCAATGTTTATTAGGTGAGCACCGATGGAGCAGAGGTAGGTTGGAAAGAATTTCTCGACGAATGCGAGCTTGCGGTTTAAGAGTGCCTGTAAGCAGAGGGTGTATGGGGTGTTAGTCATAAACAACCCACCTATCTGATGTCTTAAGATATAGGGAGAAAAAACTTAGCAATTTTTTGAGCCCTATTTGAAGTTTATACGTTAACCAATCAACTCCCGCACTCTCTTTAACGTCACCGGCCCCATTCCTCCAATCAACATTAACTCACTATCCTTTGCTTCCATAATGTACTTCAAGACCCCTTTATTACACTTCTTAGCACCAACTACCAATGCATTCGCAACATTAGGGTCGACACGTAGGAAATTCCTAATAGTATCTCCTGCTCTCGTGCTAGTACTACGTTCAATAGTGTGCTGTCTAGGAATGTCCGCCTTTCCTTCTGAGAACTTCTTCAACATTTTAACCATTACCGGTATTGTATCCTGCTCAGTGTG